CCTGAAGAATTTCTTCAACAGTTGTATTTCAATGTTTCTTATGGTGTGTACAGCAAACAACGAACAGATTATTTAAGAAGAAAAAATAAGTATGTTAATGCTGGCGCGTCAACAGATCAATTAGATAAACAATGGGATGCTTTTTACGATAGTTTTAAATTGCAACATCCAGTATTTACACACGTAATAACTACTGGTACTTCTAGAGAACGAAGAGAAGAAACTTTAGCAGAGTTTAGAGTTATCTTAGAATCACCAAATCTTGTACCTCAAGGATTACATAGAGAAGATGTGTTAAATGCTATGGCTACTATTGTTGGTTATGCAGATAAAATGGATTCTCTTTCAGGGTTAGCTACACCGACTGCTCAAGACCAGCGTGATGCTATTAAGATACAATACTTAAGGGTATTAGAATCGTTTACCCGTAACAAACCTTGGTTAAATGAGCTATTCTATAGCGTATTCGTACCTTTAATCGGAGAGAGTTGGTTAGCTAAATATGAGGCAGGTAATGTTTCACCTGACATGGGAGTCTTAGTCTGATGGGTTGGTTAGAAGACTGGTTAGAAAAGCATGGGATAATGGAAGAAACTATGCCTGAGTGGGATGAACCTGATGGGTTATCTCCAGAAAATGCTTGGGGTCAACTAGCAAAAGAAACTTATCCTGAATTAGATTTAGGTGATGAACCTACAGATTTAACCACGCTTGGTGGGAATGCAATCTTAAAAGAAATTCATTTTGAAAACTCTAGTAAAGAAAGTCAATTCCAAAAATACATTAACTGGCTTTTAGATAATGGCATTGCAAGTGTTAGCCGTGAAGGTGAGCCTCTAGGCGATGCTGTTACTTTAGGTGGCACTCAAATGTTAGATAAAGATGGGCGGCCAACTACACAGCTTTTAGATCTTCGCGCAGTTTCTACACAAAATAAGTTATTTGATTTCTTTGAAGAGAATTGGATGACAAATCGTAATATTAAAGACGAGTTACAACAACGCCTCCAAAATGGTATTAGCCAAATGGTTAACTTTGCAGAAGGCAAAAACATGGACGAGTACAACTGGGATCCTGATAATGCAATATCAGCAGAAGTTGATCCTGAAACTTTAACTAATATCATTCGCGTGTTTGGAGATTTAGGTATAGCTGAAAATAAAATCGCTAATCTAAACGCACAATTAGGCGCTAACGCTTTGCAAACTCTTGTTGCAAGAACCTTCGCTCCTGTTTTAAGAAACCAAATTAAAACATTATCTCAAAAAAACAGAGCTATATTAATTGGTCCGAATGTAGGTGTTGTTGGCGATCAGATGACAGACGCAGATGCTATACAACCTATGACAGCTTGGGTTACTTCTTTCGATGGGACACCTTTTGGTGAAATTGAAAGCGTTAACGATCTTTTTTCTGGAGGAAGAATAGGGCCACAAGACGCTTGGTTCTACATGCAAAAGTTATATGAAGGCACAAGAAACGCATCTGGTTATTCTGAAGTTGTTGAACGTATACAACAAGAATTATTTGCTTATGGGTACATGGATGCTCCTCGTGAATGGGGCAAGTTAGATATAATTAATATGGAAAACAAAGCTGATGCGACTATTGATGCTTTGCAGATGCTTCAATCAGATCAGATTAATGAAGCGTTAAATGTTCCTAAAGGACAGCTTGCTCCTGATGGCTCTGCATATTTAAAAGATGTTATGGACAGGGCTATGTCTAATAAGTTAAATCAGCTTCCTAAGCGTAAAGCGGTTAAAGCTAATCAGCAAACAGCTTTAGTTGAACAGGTTATTGGCAATTTAGAAACATTAGCTACACGCGCAGGCAGAGTGTTTGATGAAGACGGCAAAGCAAAAATGAGAACTGCTATTAAAGGAATGATCTCTAGTGAAGAAGATCAAGATCTTTTAGAAGAAGCTTTCGGTGGTGGTGGTAGTGCAAAAGATTTACAAAAAGTTGATTTAATATTAAAGAACTTTTATCAAGATGACAACTGGGCTAACAATGTTTACTTAGGTGCTAATGATTCTGATGTAGATTATTTCCGTTACGCTAAACGGTCTGGTGCTTTAAGTGATGAAGAGTTAGAACAATTCTTAGCTACTAAAAACTTTAGGACATCTACTGGCACTCTTGACGACTCAGGTGTACGCATAGAAGAAATAACAAAACCGATGTACTCAACTAATTTTGATGATACGGGGTCTTTGATAGATCCAGTAAACACAAATGCTGTAGCTAAAGATGTTCTTACTAGCTTTATGCTTGATTTATTAGCGGCACCTGATGGGCAAGAAGCAGACATGGCGAAAGCGTTAATGACATTTGGTCATACAGCAGGTGCAAGGATAAGTTCAGACTTTGGGTACACCGCATTTGATTATGAAGAGATGGCAAACAAAATTAGTTCTGATCTTGCGTTAGCTTCTGAGCCTGAAGAATCAGAGTTGGCTTCTACTCTTAGTGATCGGCTTGCTAAGGCTAACGATTTGACAGGCAGGGGTACAGCTTTGCAGGCTTTAACTGGGGGCATGAGGCAAGATTATTCGACTACTGCATTTAACCCACTAAGGAATGTTTAATGGCTGATCCACGAGGTACAGGTAACGAAGTTTTAGATAATCTTCAATCAGGTTGGCGTAATCAAGTTAACGCTTTAGACCAAATGTTAAGCAGTATGTTAATAACTGGTCGTGAAGATCCATCTGTGTATGAGAATTTACGTGGCCGGTTGCGTTCTATGGGATACAACCCTGAAGATGTTCTTCCTGTTCAAATACAAAAAGAATTAATGGCTGGTGACGCTGTAATTGTCGGGTATAACGACGAAGCTGAAATAGATAAAGCTATAGAGATGGGTAAAAAGTACGGTGTTGAAATTTCTGCGGATCTTCCTCATGTGTGGAGGAAACCTAACCGTCACACTATTCGTCCTTCTGCTGATGAAAAATGGGATGCTGATCGTTTAAAAAAGTATGCTATGCAACGAATGATCTTTCCTGATAGGAGCGAATCGTGAACGTTCAAGAGATTTATCAACTTGGTTTAGCGCAAGGATGGGATGAAGAAGACGCTCATTATTTAGCGACTATCGGAATGGCTGAGAGTAAAGGTATAGCTGATACACGTACTCCAGAACCAAATGGTACTGAAAGCTATGGCATATGGCAGATTAATAGTATTCATATACCAAAACTTATAGAAGCAGGGATACTTCATTTACCTGAAGGTGGAGAAAATGTTGAAGAGTTTGATGAAATAAATAAAACCAAATGGGATGCTCTTATAGCACAGCTATATGATCCTGCTATTAATGCAGAAGCCGCTGAGTTTGTGGGTCATCGCATGGATTACAGCAAAGCTAAGCAATTAGATGATTGGGATTTTACTAGATGGAGTACACATACTTTAGATAAAAATCATGTTAACCATCCAAGCAGATTTGATTTTGTTCCTGAACCTGCCGCAATGGAAACACCTGCTGAAACAGAAGAGTTCGTACCTCAACCCGGAGGGCCTTGGCGTGACCCTAACGCAACATACGTTGATATAATACAAGCCCAAATGGATGCAGGGTTAGATGAATTTGGTGGCCCTATTGCTTCTGGTAACGACATTTTAGGTTGGATAGATGAGTTTGGTGGAGCAAATCCAAGTTTCTCTGTGCTCCCTGAAAACTTTAGAGGCGAGTGGGGTTGGTTAGATATTTGGGGTGACAGTAATCCTCTGATTGAAGATTTTCTTACTGAGTGGGCAGACGCATTCAACGAAGAAGACGAAAAAGGAATAGAAAATTTTGATAAACTCTTTGACGATTTTGAAAAAGATTTATACAACCAATTCTGGTGGTCAAATAAAGAAGAAGGTGTAAGAAACACTCTTAAGTTTTATTACGAGTCAGGTGGTTTAGGAGTAGCACCTGACTTTGAAGTTGCTGGTCAAGGTATAGGTAATCCTTACAACGCGGCGATGGCAGACTTTGTTCTTATAGCAGAGAACGTTCTTCGCGTAAATGGTTTAGGCGAGTACATAGATGATGGAACTATAAACAGTGAAGATTTAAACAGGTATGCGTCTAAAATAATGAGCGAAGCTGGCGCTACTCATTACTTAGCTGGAGAGCGGTCTAGGTTATCTCAAGATCAATTCTTAGCTAAAGCTACTCAAGCAGTAGAAAACCAGATGTTCGCTGAATGGATTGGCGCTGATGGAGAGTTGAAACGTCCTGATCGTGGAGGTTTTGGTGTAGGTAGTGTTCGTAATTTAATGAATACGTGGCGCAGACATGCTAAAGATCAGTTCTTAAATGTAGATGAAAACGAATTGCGTAAGTGGGCTATGGAAGTTAAAACTGAAACGGGTTTAACAGAAGACATGGTTAAACAAACATTAAATGAAAGAGCGTTTGATCGTTACGATTGGCCTATTACTACACAACAGAGAGAAGATTATCTTGCTAGGGGTACGACTATGAAAACTCTTCTTGAACCGCAGTTAACTTCAGTTCAGTCTATGTGGGAAGATAATAGTATTGAAGCTGATGATCCTTGGATGATGCAAAATTATGTTGTTAATGAGAATGGGTTTAATAGGTTTAGGAATGCGAGCGAGATGGCAGAGGTGGCTCGTAATAATTTAGGTAAGATGCAACACACTTCAAAGCTTCAAGGGTTCCTTAATAATTTTATTACTAATACTGCTGGAACATTTAGGAGTGATTACATATGAGTTTTATTGACCCTGACTTAGCGACTGTTGATTGGGATCTTGTAGCTAAAAGAATTGCAACACAAGCAGGGATTAATGCCGAACGGGTAATGGGAACTACTGCCGCAAATCTTCAACAACAATTAGACGATGACCCTAATGTAACTCAGTCAATAGAAAAACTCGGTGAAACGATTAAAGATTTAGGTTTAACGTATGAGGATGGGGGCTATACGCCACAGGGAACTGATCCTGAAACTGCGATTAAAACAGAAATTAGTAAAACAAATAATAACGATGGAACGATAACTGTATTTTACAGTGACGGATCGCAAGAACTTGTAGCTGATCCTATGTGGAAAGGCAAACCAAAAATAGAAAAAGAAGAACCTCTAACAGTTATAAATCAAATGAGAGATTCTTTTCGCCTTGTATTAGCAGGACTAGGCATGAGCGAACAACAAGTTGATGACATTTGGAACTGGGCAGTAGGTAAATTTACAAGCGACCCATCGTTTACTGCCGCAAGAGCAGAAGTAGAAATGTATGAGCTTGATGCTTTTAAACAAAGATTCCCTGCTATTGGACAGATGGCTAATCCCCCTACTCCTGCACAATACATGTCTTTTGAAAGAACAATCGCTCAGTCTTTCAGAAAATATGGGGCAGGATACGCATCTCCCGGTCTAATAACTTCTTTGCTTATCAATCAAGTCGGCACATTAGAAGTAGATGAAAGACTACAAGAAGCAGAACGTGTAATGTATTCGCTTCCGTCAGAAGTTAGAGATACATTCAATGACTGGTGGGGTGAAGAAGGCGCACGAGAAATTACTATGAGTTTATTTCTAGACCCTAATCAAAACTGGTCACAACTTCAGGACAAAATTAAAACTGCTGAAGTTGGAGCATGGGGGCAAATGGCCGCTGGATTAGATCAAGGTTGGGACATGAATAAGGCCAACAAAATAGCTGATCTAGGTTTAAGTCAAGCTCAAGTGTGGAATACTTTCGCTAATCTTAAAGACAAAGAAGCTTTATTCGCTGAGAATATAGGTGAAGATAGAGATTTAAGATACGAAGTTGAAGGTGTTGAAGCTGAGTTTGGTATAGGTGGAAATGCTTTAGAGTTGGCAGATATATTAGAAAACAGAAAGGATACGCGAGTAGCTAGATTTTCTGGCGCTGGCGGCGGTGGTGTAATGCAAGGAACACAAACAGGATTTGGGAGTGCTAATGCCTAAATACGCAACTAGCTCTTCCAAAGGAAAAGCAAAGAAAGTACCATATAAAAAGGTAAAGAAAGGTAAACGTAAATAATGTTTAACAAAGACGTACTTGAGAGAGTGGTTGCCACATTCGCGCAATCATTCCTTGCTGTGTTCACCATTGGTGACATGGGAAGCATGAAAGCGGCTGGACTTGCAGGAGCTACTGCTGTTCTCAGCCTCGTTAAGAGTGTTGTTGCCAAGCAGTTTGGTGACGGATCAGCTTCAGCGGCAAGTTAATGGGTAGAGGGCATCAATTAGATCCGGGTACTAAACGCCGTAGCGGTGGTTATATAGCTAGTTCTCCTAGTGGGCCGGGTGCTACAAATCCTCGTGGTAAAAAGCTTGAGTATAAGCATGAAGCAAGGAAACGTAAAGCAAAAGATCCGGGTGTCCGAACGGCATCTGTTTATAATTCTGCTTTTTTTAGCGGACATTCTAGTTCCCAAGCTAAAGCACTGCGAGCGGTGGAGCAACGTCGTATAATCAATGCCGCAAAAGCTTGGCGTGATAGGTAAATAATTAATGACTGATGTTACCGACCTGAAGCAAGTCAAAGTATCTAGGATAACCCTTGGACTCATCATGTCTGTGGCTATCACCAGTGGAGTAGTCGTATGGAATGCGGCTAGTATCGCTGGTAGGATTGATGATTTGGAAAAACAGGTGCAAGTAATTGAAGGAAACACTGGGACAGACAGTACAGTTTTGGCAAAACTTGATGAAATATCTCAAGGGGTCATGGAAAATGCTGACGGTCTTGATGATCTGCGGAGCGCTAGGGTCGATGACCTTAGCCGTTTTACTCCTGCTCACATTACAAGCGCTATGGCGGCTGATGTAGAAGTAATCAGAGAAGATGTAGATGAGATGAAAGAGATCATTGCTTCTATGGCTTGGGTTCCTTCAGAATTTAGTACGATCTGGGATCGTATCTATCTAGCTGAAGAAGCTATCCAAAGTAAAGCGTGGGGAGAGAAATTCTACAACGAAAATGAATAAGACTGTTAAGCTCATTACTGCGATAACAGCCTTGTTAGTAGCTGTAGGTACTTTAATCGGAACGATCACTGTTACTTTAGGTAAAGGTGATGACAGCGCTAAGTATTCTTACACTACAATAGTTCTAGATAGCCCAGAAAAATACGAGCAGTTTATTCAGAATCATCCCGGCTAATGCCAAAAGTTTGGATTGACCAAGACTTGTGTACAGGCGATGGCTTGTGCGAAGAGATAGCACCTGACGTATTCTTCGGGCATGATGACGGCTTATTTTATGTAAGAGAAGTAGGCACTCCTGTACCTAAAGAACCCACTCATCGTATGGGAGAGTCAGTTAAAGTACCTGACCACCTGTTAGAAGTCGTTATTGAAGCGGCAGAAGAATGCCCCGGAGAGTGCATATTCCTTGATCCTGACTGATATTCAGGTATACTAACCGTAGGCCGTTCGTGAGCTTTTAAGGCCGAACGTGAGCTTCATCCATTAGGATACACCCACGCCCCTAATGAGTAGTTAGTGGAGGTTGAACCAGCTAGTGACGACTGGGGATACGAGTTAGTCACACACCGCATAGTTCCTCCGACTATGTGCGACAGTAAAGGAGTGATAGATATGGCAGATGAAACTGGTGGTATAAAAGAACTTCGAGATGCGGCAGATCGAGGACGCGAAGCAATTCAAGAACGCGATCAGCTAAAACGAGAGGTAGCTTTTATGAAAGCTGGAGTTGATACTGATTCTAAAGCAGGGCAATTATTGTTTAAAGCTTATGATGGTGAACTGGAAACAGAATCCATACAAGCTGAATGGCAAGAATTAGTTCCTACCCCTGTTCCCGTTGAAGAACCGGAACCGGCGCAGGAAATTGTTGATGAAACTGATACGCAAGTAGCAGAACAGAGACAAGCACTTGCTGAAGATAGTGTTTCAGTAGAAGCAGGTACTCAAAGTCCTTATGAACAAGGGTTCCAAGAATTTAAAAAAGCGTATGATGAAGGCAGTCCGAAGGAAGATTCGGCCGCAAGATTTGTACACACTGTTCTTGAAGCCGCTAGTCAAGGCGACGAACGAGTTATATCTGGTCGATAATGCCTACATATGTTTACGAATGTAAGGAATGTACTCCTCCATTACTTTGGGAGTTAGTACAAAGCATGAAGGACGAACCTGTAAAGGTTTGCCCGCAATGTGGCAAGGATTCTGCGAAGCGGATTCTTCAGTCACCAGCTTTAACGGCTGATGCTACTCCGAACAGGGAACGGAATAAGATTCCTCCAAGAAGGGCAGAACCTAATTGGGAAAAAGGAAGAGCCGGTGAACATAGAGCGGATGGGTCTTTTGTCCCATACCGAAAGGCTGATGGTTCAACCATACCTATCAAAGAATTTACTGATAATCGCTCAAAGTATGAAGGGCTGTTGCGGGATAGAAAGAACAGACAACCCACTACTAATTAAGGAGCGTGAATTAACATGGCTATAGTTGGCTATGGAGGTAAAGTAACCTCATATGATCTTGCCGTTGGCGTTAAGATCAACATGGATGAACTCATTTACATGATTTCACCCACAGACTCTCCGTTTATCAACGGTATTGGAACTGATGGAAGGCAACTTCTTTCAAGTTCTCCCGTAGATCAGCAAGAGTTTAAATGGATGGACGAAGAACTTTTGATTCCTCGTGCAACCGCCGCTGGAACAGGTGCCGCTGGTGCAGGACAGACTACTGTTACTGTATCCGCCGCGGATTCTTACAAGTTCCAAGTTGATGATCTACTCACCGTAGGTGAAGCAGATGCCGCTGTTAATGCGTCAGTAAAGCGCATATCAGCTATCAACAATTCAACAGGTGTTCTTACTGTTGAGAACTGGGCAAACGATGCGGCTTGGCCCGCAACAACAGCCGCACATGCAGACACAATTATGTGTGTAGGTACGGCACTCCCAGAAGGTTCCGATCCCGGAACAGCACGTTCAGCAGATCGCACGATCCGCACGAACTGTACCCAAATATTTGGACCAACTCCAATATTTATGTCACGTACCGAACAGCAAGTATCTCGCTACGGTGTGTCCGACGAGTTCGCTAAGCAGGTTTATGGCCGCTCAGTTGAAAACGTAATCACCCGTGAGCAGGCTTACTTGTATGGTCAGTACCAGAACAATGACGACAGCGATAAGCGTCGTTCAACTGGTGGACTTAACTACCACATTACTTCCAATACCGACACAACAACTACGTTGACTGTTGCCGCATTGGAAGCACTACAGCAGAAATGCTACAACGCAGGCGGTATGCCAGATACTTTGATTGCTAACCCTGCCTCGTTTGCTACACTCAACGCAGTATCAGATAGTGGCCGTGTACGCACAGTCATTGATGATCCTCGTCGTGGCCGTGTACCTGTATCTTCTGTCTTCACTGAGTTTGGTGAAACACAGATGGTCAGGAACCGCTGGTGTCACGCTGAAACAGCGTTCTTGATCTCGAAAGAAGGCATCTCTCGTAGAGTTATGCAACCTCTCGTTGTCGAGGCTCTCGCCAAAACAGGCGACAGCGACAAGGTACAAATCGTATGTGAAGAGGGCCTTCAAGTGAAGGGCGAACAGCATATGGGCAAGTTCACTACCTTAACAGGATACGCGGACTAAGTACCCTATTAGTTTGTTTGTTGTGGGGTGGGTGTATACCTGCCCTGCAACAACAGCTAGTATTTAACCCATGAGTACAATCGCTGACTGTGTAACACGCACCAAAAGACTTTTAAATAGTAATACTCGTACTGAATTAGACGCTGTTCATACAGGGATTAGTACTAGCGCTACAACAATACGATTGAAATACCAGACTGATGGTATTCGTGCAGGTTCTTACATTTCTGTACAAGATGGAACCAACCCTCCTGAAACTATGTATGTGCATTCACGTAATGGTGAATACATAACTGTTCAACGAGCTATGGATGGGAGCGCCGCTTACGCGTGGACTGCTGATGTAAGCACAATAGAAGTAGAGCCTAGGTTTACTGGGTTTCAAATACTCGAAGCTGTAAGAGATGCAATCAAATTTATGCCTAACAATCTTTATGGAGTAGGCACAACAACAGCTACGTTTTCCTCAACTTCTACACAGACTGTGGATGTTGCCGCTTTAAATGACGAAGATCACGGCACTCCCGGTACAGGTTTTTATCATGTAATTTCTGCTACTCGTACTGCACGCAGTTCAGAAGATCGTTTGCTTAATATAAACGTAACTGTTCAGAGGCAAACAGATGGTACTTACAAACTTGTTAGACAAGAAGGAATTGAAAAATCTTTAACAGTTAATCTTATCTATGCTCATCCGTTTAAAACGGGTACTCTAAATCTGTCGACGACTCTAGCCAGTCTCGGAATGTCGAGTTCGATGCAAGATATTCCAGCATTAGGAGCAGGAGTAGCTCTGATTCTAAGTGAAGAAAGTCTTCGATTGGATCTTCATAGTCAGGGGGATAGTCGGGGGGATACTGCTGTTGCATCCGGCGATCGCGCTCGGTACTCATTAGTATTACAGGGGCAATATGATCGTCGGGTAAGTGAGGAGGCTCGTCGTTTGATGTCTTTGTATGGGATTCGGGCAGGTGCTTCTGGCTCATCGGTGTTTCCAACGACGTTACTGTAGCTAATGTCTCTTCATCAAACAATTCGTGACGCTCTTCCCATACGTTTAGGTAACCGTAAGTATAATATTGATCTTGCTCGTTTAGCGAGAGCTACTGTAGATCCAATACGACAGGGCTTTGACACTCAAGGCAGTCCGGGTGAACAATCTTTAAATCAGGCTGGTGTTTGGAAAAGAAGTAGAGATGATTGGGAGCTTGGCGCTGGTCAGCGTGAGGCTGATACTCCTGAGTCTGGTTCTCGTAGGTTCTCTGAGTCTACTGGTATTAATCCTTGGGTTAAGAACGAACTTACTTTATTGAAAGACACAGACCGTGCTTGGGCTGATGGTTCTACGAATCTATATATGGCTACAGCTAAATCTGGTGGTACTTCATATGCTTATATGTGTGACGGTCCTAATATACAGGCTTCTTCCAATTCGTTTGGATCTGCTACTGCAATTACTAATCCTTGTGGCAATGACATACTTGGCATAGCTAGT